CTAGGTGGTGCAGATTCTGCAGGTATCGCAGCAGCACTTTCTCAAGACCGTACATTTAAAGAGCAGGTATCTCGTCCAGCACAAAGACATTTAGAGAAGGTTGTAAACAAGATTATTAGAGAAAAGACAGACATTCTTGAACTTAAGTTTAACGAATTAACTTTGACTGATGAAATTGCACAATCTCAAATTCTTGAAAGATATGTGAAGACTCAGGTTATGACTCCAAATGAGGCTCGTGAAGCGTTAGACTTGCCACTAAGAGCAGATGGAGATCAGCCATTTATTATGTCTCCAAGACAAGCAACTGATGCTAGAGCAAATTTAGCAGGGGATCGTCAAAGAGATTCAGAAAGAACAAATAACAATTCTGATTCACCAACTACAATATCTGGACGAAATGCACAGGGTGAAGGTAGATCGTCTCAATAATTGAGAAACTTCTTTAAAGCGGTGCTATAATTATAACGTTATGTTAACAAATAAGGCTCATTGGGAAACTAAAGGTGACAATGTTCGCCTTTCAATGCCCATCGGAAAGATAGACGTTGAACGCCGTATGGTGTCTGGTTTTGCAACCCTTGATAACGTTGACCGTCAAAATGACATTGTAACAACAGAATCTAGTATAACTGCTTTTAAAAATTTCCGTGGCAACTTACGTGAAATGCACCAACCAAGTGCTGTTGGCAAAATTGTTTCTTTTAAAGAAGACAAGTATTTTGATCCAAGTACTAAAAAGTTTTATAGCGGAGTTTATGTTTCTGCTTATGTTTCAAAAGGTGCACAGAATGCATGGGAAAAAGTTTTAGACGGAACCTACACTGGTTTTTCAATAGGTGGAAATATCAAAGAGTGGGATGACGCTTACGATGAAAAAATAGATAAAACAATCCGTGTAATTAAAACTTATGAATTGTCAGAACTTTCTCTTGTAGATAATCCAGCAAATCAATTTGCTAATATAGTTTCTATTGAAAAAATTAATGGCCAAAACGTGGTTGATGGCTATCTATCAAAAACAGAAATTGAAAATGTATTTTGGGACTCAGAAAACGGTATTGTTATGGTATCTGATTCTGACTCTGCAACAAGTCCAGTAAATGGTAACGTAATGCAGAATATTGGCTTTATAGAAAAAAATGATAAAGATACTGAAAAACTAATAAAATTCTTAGTTGATAGTGCTAAAGGCATTAATACAATTAAGATTACTAAGGAGGTAAATCCAATGACAGAATCAACAAACGCAGTTCTAGAAACTGCAGTTGAAAATGCAGAGGTTGCTCCAGAGGCACAAGCAGCAGAGGTAGTGGCAGAAGCAACAGCAATCGTTGCAGATGTAGCAGAAACCCCTGCAGTCGTTGAAGAGGCACCAGCAGTTGAAGAACTTGCTCTTGCTAAATCAGATGACGCTAGTGCAGAATCTTCTGTTGCAAAAGCAGCAGTTGAAGTAGAGAACGCAGTGGAAAAATCCGCTACAGATGTTAAAGAAGAAGTTGCTAAGGCAGTTTCAGAAATTAATAATTCTCTTACTAATGCCTTTGGCGATCTTGCTGCAACAATCAAATCTCTTAACGAGAAGGTTACAGCAGTAACAAAATCTCTTGAAACGGTAACATCTGATGTTAACGGAATTAAGAGCAACTTTAACGAGTTTGGCAAGCGAGTAGATCTTGTAGAACAAGATACCGCTTTCCGCAAGTCTGGCGATCTAGGCGAGATCGTACAGGAATCACCACAAGTGATTCATAAATCCCTATGGGGCGGTCGTTTCCTCACAAATGCCGACCTATTTAACTAAGGTAAAAAATCACTAGGAGGTGAAAAATAATGTCGGAACAAAACACAAACATAGAAAAAAACTATCCAGGTGCAGGAGATGGCTCAGAAATTAACTCTGCTGGCTCATTAGTATCTGGTGGTGTTGGTAGTGCAACTGGTCTGAATGCTGCAGGATCATCTGTAGGTTCACAACTTGGTAACACTGCTACTGCAGGATTCGGTGTAACAACTGGAGATAACGCAGTCAATCCAACTGGCAACGCAGGAGGTATTCTACGTCCTGAACAAGCACAACGTTTCATTGATTACGTCTGGGATGCAACTGTCCTCGCTAAAGATGGCCGTCGTGTCACCATGAGAGCAAACACCATGGAAATTGAAAAAGTCAACGTCGGAGAGCGTGTAATTCGTGCAGCATCACAAGGCTCACCAAACTACACAAACACTGGCGCTAGATTTACAAAGGTTGAACTAACAACAAAAAAGATTCGTCTTGATTGGGAAGTAGCAACTGAAGCACTTGAAGACAATATTGAAGGCGGTGCATTGGAAGATCGTCTAGTACGATTAATGACCAACGCATTCGGTAACGATATTGAAGATCTTGCTATCAACGGTGATGGAGCAACAGGAGATTTCTTGTCCATCATGTCTGGTTTCGTAAAGCAAACTCGTGGAACAGTAGGAAATGCTGCTCACGAATATGCTGCAACAGTATCAGACAACAACTTTACCACATCAGTAATGCAAGGCTTGCTATTAGCAATGCCTCGTAAGTACCGTGCACTTAAGAGCAATCTTAAGTTCTACGCAGGTACTGATGCTTTTGCTGGTATCGTTCGTAACAACGGTACATTAGCAGATGCTATCTCAGCAGCGTTCTCTGATCGCACTGGTAGCACACAGCAAAACCGTCAAGATTACATGGATGGTGCTGCACAGACATTTGGTAATGCACGTACAACTCGTGTACTAGGTGTAGATGTACTAGAAGTTCCTTACTACCCAGCAGGTTATGTTGATTTAACATTCCCTTCTAACCGTGTATGGGGCTTCCAGAGAGACATCACTGTAAACCGTGAATACAAGCCAAAGAAAGACACAATTGAATACACAGTATTCGTACGATTTGGTCTTGCTTGGGAAGAACTAGATGCAGTCGCTTATGTTGACTCAGATAGTGCTGATTCCTAAAATATAATCATCACGTACTAGGGAGGACGGCATAAAACCCGTCCTCCTTATTGTCTTTCTGATGGTATAATTACAGATGAGCATGGGAGAAAAAATGAATTTAACAATGGATCAATTAAAAGATAAGACAGTTATGGCACTAAAAGCATATGCAAAGAAAAATAACATAGAGTTATTTGAATCAAATACAAAACTTGAAATTTTAGAAATTTTGGCTAGTTGGATTCCGCCAGAACAAACAGAAGAAACTGCAGAAAAAGCAGGTAAAAATAAAGACTTAACAAACAAAGTAGCACTATATTCAGATAGAAATCTTCATATGGATGCTTTGGGAGCATTGAGCGTGGGGTATAACATAGTCTCAAAGGAGGCATCGGAAAAGTGGCTTACTCACAGGTTAGTACGAATAGCACAGCCTGAAGAAGTAGCATCTTATTACGCTAAAGTATAATGTCAACAATTCTTCGTCTACCTCCATACCCTTTAACTGTTAGATATACAGTTCCAGATGCTAACGCAAAATACGTTATAGTCATTGAAGATGTCGCAGAACAATCAGAAGTCGCTTCTTATAGAACATCAAATGCCAGCAAGCAAGTCAGTTATGTGCTAGATGATGATTTTATCAAATATGATAAATCATATGCTTTAACAATCTATGAAGATTTAGAAGAAAGTGGTATGGTTTTAGCAGATCGTGGAGATATAGTTGTTGAAGATAACCTAGAAGTAAAACGTCCATACGTAGATCCTACACTTTTAGCAGCAGCAAACAATCAAACATCTGCAACAGAAATTGCTAAATACACAGAATATGAAAATTTAGCAAGAGCAATCATTGATTCAATAACTGGTGGTTTTTATTATGAGCGTGAATTTTTTGAAATTGTTGGACAAGAAGTAGATTATATTCCACTTTGGAAAAAAGTACATAAAATATTAAGGGTATACGAAAACACAGAATTAGTTTATGATATATACAATCCAGATGGCCCAACTGTAGGAGACTACACATACGTAATTACCAAAGACAAGACCGCACTCACAAAAGACCCAACATCAGCAGAAGGTGCAGTAAATAGAGCAGAACAACGACCAGCAAGAATGCCACTTGGAACGTCAGACTCTTTTTCACTTTTTGATACAGAAGACAGTGGAAACACTATGACTGTAACTCCTGGAGTGGCATTTCCAGCGGGTATAGATCTTATATTATTATTAGAAACTGGATACAAGGTAGTACCTATTGATATTCAAGATGCTACAAAATTATTAGTTGAAGATATTAGATGCGGTAAATTAGATTATTACAAGAGATATATTAAGAACTACAGCACTGATCAATTTAAAATTGAATACGATAAAAGAATGATTGAGGGTACTGGAAATATTATTGTAGACAAGATTTTGTCTAAATATATTAATAATATTGTTCGTCCTGGAGTATTGTAATGGATGTATGCGAAGTCACAGACTTTATGTTTCCAATGAAGGCTGATATATACTTCCCAATTCTTGCACAAGGTGGTTATGGCCAACCTACAAAAAACTGGGTATACGATAGAACAATTACTTGTAATGCTACATCTGTAGGTGGGCTAGGATCAGAAGATGTAAAGCCAGATAATTTTTTAAAATATGAAAATAAACTTATTGCAAGAACAAAAGAAGACCCAAGACTTTCTTCAAACAATGCAAACAACGCAACAACAAATATACTTATAACAAATATTAGAGATGCATCCGATACGATTATCTATAAAGAAACAGCGGGGGCCAGATCAGGCAAAGGAACAATCTACGAAGTAGCAACAGTTGAACCTTTTACTGGACCATTTGGATATACCGAATATTACAAAATGTTGTGGCGCAGGGCTGAAAATCAGACTGTAGGTGACTAGTGATAGCAAGAACGAGCACGACATCTTTTACTAAACAAATGAATAATATTATTAATTATTCCCTTGGATTTTTAGAAGGCGTTGATCGTGGTAAAAAAATATTTTTTGATAGATTAGGCAAAGGGGCTATTCAAGCGCTAGCACAATATATTGATGTACAAGCCAGAGCCAATCCAAAAGCACTACACCATGTTTATGAGTGGAATCAAGTTAGTAGTCCAAGTGCAAGATTATTTAATTTAGGTTACACAGTTAGCAACTTAGGACTTTCAGTTAATTCTACATTTAAACAATCAAGAAGCGTTTCTGAAAATATGACTACACCGTTTTATAATAAAGCAAAAATTATGGAAGAAGGAATTCCAGTAACAATTACACCAACAAAATCTAAAGTGTTAAAATTTAATGGACCTAATGGAGAGATATTTACAAGCAGACCAATTAAGGTTGAAAATCCAGGTGGAGACTTTGTTGTTGGTGGTTTTGAGTCTGCATTTGATGAGTTCATGACTAGATATTTTAAACAATCTTTTTTAAGGGCGTCTGGAGTATATGACTATATCAAGAAGCCAACACTATACAAGAAAAACTTTAAGGCTGGCTCAATGGCGGGTAAAAGTAAAGGAATTGACACAGGTTTTAAATGGATAACTAATGCAACAATTGGGGTAGAATGAGACTATGACTATATTAACTGACACGGGATTTCCACCAACCTTCTTAAACAAATATATTTTGTCTGAGTTAGAGCATTATGGACTTATAGCAGCATCAGAAGGATTAAGTCCAATGGTTCCAGCGCAGTTTCCAACAAACATTGAAGACCTGTATAACGATAGCATTCAGATCAGACAAACAGAAAGTCCTATCTTAATTGTTTACGATAGATTAATGAGATTTAGGCCTACTCCATTTTATTTACAAAAAAGAGAGCAATTAATATATTTTATTTATTCTACTGACGTTAGTAAATTAATAGACACTGTTCGTGTTATATCCAATGCCCTTGATCGTGAAGACTCTTCAGCAGAAGACGTAAATTCTTATAACTTTCTTAATCCAACTTTAAGCAGTCCTTTAGTTACAAGCCCTGCTAAAACTATATCAAACAAGGCACTTACAAGTAATTTTGCTACAATAACAACATCTACAGCCCATGGCTTAGTAGCAGGAGATGCTGTGACAATTACTGGAGTAGATGCTACATTTAATGGCACACACTATGTTAGAAGTGTCCCATCAGCAACAACCTTTAAGTTTAACAAAACTGCAACAAATGTTGGCTCAATAGCAGCATCAGGGTTTGTCTCAAAACAAGGCTATACCCCATTTAATATTTTGTTTCATAGTACGAGGGTATATCAA